CTCGTGATGGCTCTTTCAGCTTGTGGTCCGATAAATCGTTTGGCATATTTCTCCTTGCACTCGATTTGAAATTCATCGTGGATGTTAGCTACGAACTCATAGTCATCACCAGGATCTAAACCTAAAAACTGTAATCGTTCATCTAAAAGAACAAGAGCCATCTTCATAAGTATAGCTCCCGCACTCTGAAGCAAAGTATTCAAAGCACTGTGCTCAGACCTGACATAAAGCCGTCTTCCATCCAAGCCTATAAGATGTCCTCTCCTACGATAAGCCTGTTTGACGGCTTCAGTTAGTCTCAACAAACCATCAACACCGTTTAACAATTTCATCCTGGCATTCTTACCGCCAGTTATGGTTGTTCCTAATATTTTACCAAGCTTTTCATTTCCTGCCCCATAAATAAAAGCATAAAAAAATGTCTTGGCTGTGTCTCTCGATTGCAAGCCTAAGAGCTTCTGATTAAGGGAGTGAATGTCTGTCCCTTTCCTGGAGCTACCTTCAACCGCTGCCTTAACATACTTGCCACTGTCGTACTTTGTTAGGTATCCTGCCAAGGCTCTCAGTTCCAGCCCATCGGCATCACAACCAACCAGCACCTTGCCATTGGAAGCTTTGAATAATTCTCTACACTCTTTTCCGAAAGGACTGTAGATAGCAGGAACTTGAGAAACATTAGGAAAAGAATGGGTACACCTTCCGGTGATAGCTCCGTTGGTATTGACATTACCAAATATTCTACCACTCTTTTCCAGTTTCAACCAAGCATTATCACCCTCCGCTAATTGTGATATACGTTTAGATATTAAGAAATGTTCCTTTAACTCCTTGCAGTGTGGTAATTGTAATCCTCCAAGTACAGTCTCGTCTATTTTAGGTTTACCATTTGGAGTAAAGTCTTTAGGAATCCAGCCATCGGCTTTGAGACGCTGGGCAACATGGTCTCTAGAGTTAGGATTAAATTCCACCTTTTTGATTTTTGTAAGAGTACAACCAGCCGTGTAGCCTCGTTTAATGTTATTCTTCTTTGGCGTAAGTTGTCCATCAGAAACATACCAAGAGCCATAGGAGTCCCGTAGTCCCTTGCCAAGCTCCTCTTGACGTTTAAGTAAGCTAACATAAAGTTCCTGTCCTTTCTTTACATCAAAGGCAAAGCCGTTCTTAACCTGTCTTTGAATGACATGAGCGAACTCGTGTTCTAACTTTACAGCTTCCTCAGAACACTCAGTCTCACATAAGTGATCAAACAGAATGGAAGTAAGAGCTACATCAGTGGCACAATAGCCTGCCATTTCATCAGTGAACGTACTCCAATCAGTCGTTTCATGGTTGAAGTCTCCTTTTGCCATCCCCAGCCTGTAGCCCCAAGCCTTTAAGCTATGTGAACCATATAACTTTGTGGGGATATATTTTTTCTTGACATCTGCAGTCATCATGTGGCTGTAAGCTAACCGCGACACCACAAGAGTATCACTGAGTTCAGTATGATTACTAGGCTCCCACCCCAGTATTTTCTTGAGCACAGGCAAATCATAACCTATGATATTATGTCCTATTAAACCTTCGGCACTGGACATAATCTCTAAGCCTTCTTCTAAACAGTCATAACCCTCTTCATTTGCAAAGACTTGAGCAGCCTTAGCTCCCTCTACCGTCATGGCTATACAATGAATCTTAGAGACATCTGGAAGTAAACCATCAGTTTCTAAATCAAAGATTATTTTCATATTTAAAATACCCCTTCAGTGTATTTACATTCCCTCAATCTTCCTGTTCCTGTATCATAGTAGAGTCCACCTGCAAGTCCCGTAGATGAGCCCTTATATCTTGCCTTAAGTACTCTAACAATTGTCTCACCGTCTTCCTGTTGATTTCTTTCAAGTCCAATAACGAAATCGCTGAGTTGAGCAATGCTTCCTGAGCCTCTAAGATCTGCAAGAGAGATTTGTCTTCCATCTTCATGTCCCTTTCCTTGTTGTGGTCGCTTAAGATGCGACACTATGAACATTCCTATATTAAGTTCTTCTACCAAACAACGCATCTGTGTCATTATGTTATCAATGAGTCTACGTTCATCACCTTCAGAAACACCCGATACCATAATAGAAAGATGATCAAGAACGATCCACTGGACACCGCAACTCCTGACCAAGTATCTAATCCTGTTAGATAGTAAGTCACTGTCCAAGCTGCCCCAATGATCATAAAGAAAGAGATGATTACTAGCAAAAACGCTCTCCCAAGTATCTCTAAAAAATTTTTCATCTAAATCTTTCTCCAAGTGGAGCATCTTGTTAGCATGGATACTCATGAAGTCGATTGCAGCTTGTCTGACAGACTCTTCAAGAGCAACGTAGCCAACTGTTTCTCCCTTGGAGAGAAAGTAACTTGCAATCTCCTTGACCGCAGTAGATTTGCCAGCTCCAGTTCCAGCACAGAATGTGACGATTTCACCTCTTCTTGCTCCCAATGTTTTTTCATTTAGTCCTCTCCAAGGGTACTCGTGGTCTGATGGTGACATCGGACAGTTTACTAAATCCCATGTATCTTCTCCAGCAACGATTCCATCTGGTCTAAATACTCTAGCTCTCCAGATAGCATCAACAATGGATGAACCCCCAACTTCGATGAGACTAGCATTCGCATCTTTCCTGGGAGTAGTAGCAATTTTGCATCTTCCCGGTGGTAAGAGTTCAGCAACTTTCCCTGCTGCAGTTTGCCCCTGACTATCCATATCAAACATGAGTATGACTTCATCGAACCCCATGAGCCACTCCAAATCCTTAGCCACAGCTTTAATAGCTGACCCCACCCCATTGGGTATGGATACCACGGGCCATTTGCAATTCTGAGACTCTGCCACAGACAAAGCATCTAGTTCTCCTTCTGTTATAACTATTTTTTTACCAGTAGACCACAGGTGCTTCCCCCAGAGACCAGAGCAGTCACCTAGAGTGCGGAAATCCTTGGACCTAAGTCTGAGCTTTTGTCCAACAACTTTTCCTTCTCTGACGAAATTTGCAATATGTGCTCTCGCTCCTTGGTACTCTCCGATACTGTAGTTAAATTTTCTGCAAGTCTCTGACGAGATTTTTCTCTTTGATAAATCCTGATACTGTCCTTTAAGAAAGCTATCTCGTGTTGATAATTTTGCACCATTGTCAGGAGCACTACCATCACCACGCTCATAATAAGCACAATCAACACTAAAGCAAAATGCGTGTCCATCATTGTACCTCGCTAAATTATCTTTAGAGCCACACTCAGGGCAGGGCTCATGACCCACGCATACACTCTCCGATCCAACTTTCTGGTATGCTTCCTTTGGAAAAGCTAAATCCATATTTGATACACCATTCTCCATAAGTTGTTTTACTCCCTTTATAAAGTTTAGCATTCGGGTTAGTAAAAACAAACCTTAAGTCTAACTCTGGATATTGTGATTGAACGAGTAGATGTTTAGTTCTGTCTTTAGCTAAGAATCTACCCTTGGTTTCGATATAAATCTTTTTATTTTTCCCAATTAAAATAAAATCAGGAGTGTAATGTTTAGGTACAGGGATATACTTGAGCCTTTCCTTTTCATACGTATAGATTACACCAGAAGCCTTTAACTGGATGGCTATGCTTTCCTCTAAGCCACTTCTGTAACCCTCGCGTATACCCCTGTACCTTGATCTCTTCTTAGTTTGCCGTGACATTTTTTTGTCCAACTCTCAAATCGGAAAGTAGCCTTCCCACAAACTGGACTTCAGGAAAGGCTTCCCGTGGATAGTGACCAGAATCAATCATAATGGTAACACTCTCAATAAACTGTGCGACAGTGGAATCATTCAGGCTATGAACTCTGTAAGCTATTTCCTCTATCCCCATCTCATGCCACTCTTCGTATGTTCCCATTTTTACATCACCGAATAAATTATTAACCCAGAAAAATAAAGTGCTGCACTGATTAGAATGAAAGGTATCATGTTAGAAGTCCTCACTTTCGTCAGTTTGGGGATAATGAGCC